ATATAATATATTATAATATAAGGAGTTAGAGTGACCAGAACACCAGCCCAGATAAGATTTTTTACTGGACCATCTGGGCCTAAAGAATGTTAACAAAAAATGGAGAACTGTTAACAGCCCTCCACCTCCTAATTATTTTAGCTTTACCGCTATGTCTATATTCATCTTTGATTTGGGGTTTTTGTTTGATATGTCATGCTCTATAGCCTTAACACCCCATCTGAAAAACAAGAACTTTTTCTTTCGTACCGTGATAACTCCCGTTATCGTGTCTCTACCTTGGTAGCTTAGTTCTGTACTGTCTTGCTTAACCCTCGCTTGTATTGTGTTCCATGCGTCCCGGTATTCCGCTATAAGTTCCCCGGCTACCGTATCGGTGCGTACAACCTCCTTTATTACGGTCTTGGTAACGGTACGGGTTGCGGATAACGCATCTTTCACCCTAACGTTAAGCGCGTCCACCTCTTTATATAGGTCTGCGTTCGTCTTCTTTAGCTCCTTGTGCGACATCTCTAAGGCTTTACGCTTCACTGCCGCATCTCCGAGCTTGGTTTTGTACTCTATTTGCGCGTCGTTCATCGCCTCAACGTTACGCTCTAAACGTTCTATTTGCTCGCGCTGCTCCCGTATAACGTAATAGAGTTTAGGCACGACACAAAGGGCGGCTATCATTAGGATAACGGCTAACTGTGATTTATTCATACTTAATTGCATTAATTCTGTTCATCCAACCTTTACGGTATTTCTCGTTTTTGGGTCTCGCCTTGCAAATCTCGTCAATGAACTTTGCCCTATCGTCTTTAATCATTTTAAAGAGCGTAGCCGCGTCCATAGCGTTAAGGGCTGCGATGGTCTGTTTGCCTACAATACCGTCCGCATTCACGCCCAAAAGACGTTGCGGGCGCTTTATACCGTGGGACCCGGAAGCCCAAACCCAGTCAACTAAGATATTTGCTACTGATTGGTTTTTAATCTCATCGGCTTTCCACCTATCCCAGTACAAGGACTTGAATACATCGCGCCATTCGGCATCAGATATGTTTTTCAAGTCGGTAACGGTTGGGGCTTTTTGCCCCTTCCGCTTCTTGTATTCGGTGAATGTGCCTATAGTGATACCTTTGTTCGTTGCGCCCCCCAGGTCGTCCGGGTCGTTAACGAAACCGCCCTCCCACTGTAGAATGAAAGGTACTAATTTACTGCTGTTCGCCATCTTCTTTCTCCTTTTCTTCTAAGGGTATTTCATATTCGCCGTCCTTAATCTTTTTCTTGAGTTGGAAATACTTGCTATTCGCTATGCTGTTTAGCACCTTCACAAATTCGTTTCCCGGCTGTACTACCCTAAGGTTTCTTGTTATGTTACGCGCGTATATAATAAGGAATATACCAGTGAGCGCCTTAACTAAAAGCTGATAATCTATTCCAGGTCCCAACATATTACATGTCAGTGCTACAAAGAATAGAACTGCATTGGTTACAAACAACTCCTTAACCGCCTGCATGGTCTTTTTGTGCTTGTAGGGCTGTCCTTTTGCCCTGTCCGCCAAATAACCTACCAACCAGTTCAACGCGGTAACGATAACTACTAAAAAAATAAAGTCCCGTATATCCGTAACTACTGTTAGAACGGTAACAGCAAAAAACATGCGGAAATAGGTCTCTAATTGTTCTATCACTTGATTAGCCCTATACGGGTATTCAATACAGTACATGCCTTTATAAACCCGTCCGCCTTCATTTGGCGTATCAGCGGCTCTATAAAAAGGTCTGCTTTGCCCCGTTCGGCTTCAAACCTTTTAACCTTGCTTGTATCTGGAACGACTACCGAGCCGCCATAGGTCTGAATCTTCATACCGGTGCTCGTACTGTTTTGGTCGGCTATCTGTAGATACCGCGCAAACGCGTAATAACAGATAACCCTTTCAAGTCCTGCGAAGTTAGACCCGTCCGCGATATATTTCCCGGGGACAGCCTCATACATGCTGTCAATCTGCGGCAATATATCGAGTAGGTCTGCCTCAAAGAATGCTTTTTCTATTTTGTTGTCCTTAACGTCCGTTGCTATCTCAAACAACTGGCGGAACAACGCTATCGGGTATGCCATCTTCTTCAAATTTATTATTAATTTCTGTAACTGACGGGTCTACCCCGAACACTTGGTACAACTCGCGTGAAATGCGCTGACGTATCTTTTGCAAGCTATTGCGATAGACCTTTTGCAGCTCCTTTATAACCTCGCCCGAGGCGTTAGAATAGGTCATCAGCGAACTGTCAATAAGGGGTAACGGGATATTATAAGCCGATATGGCGATGTCCTTTCTAAGGGGTTCCACATAAGCCTTGTACAGCTCCCTATCTATCGGGCTGCCTAACTGGTCAACCTTGATAAATGGTTTGTCCGTAGCTATATTCTCGTCCCTTACTGTAAGCACGGAGCCGGCGTTCTCGCTACCCATCATATCGGCTAATGCATCGCGGAATTCTTGTTGTGCTGTCTCGGACTCAAAATCACCGTGCGACACGATACTACACATGTGGAAGCCCCTGCCCAAAGTACGGTTAACGTATTTTCCGTTCTTGTCCTCCGCGCCCATCTCGTTTCGTACCGAGTGGAACGTGCTAAGGGGATACGGTCGGGTTGTACCAAGGTTCACGTATAGTAGCTGCCCCTTATGGTTCTCGATACCGCCGCACTCCTCAACCTCTGATGCAAAGTTTTTCGGGTCGTAGGTAGGATATATGGTAGAGTTCTGCGCGCTGCTCGTTGCCTTTACATTCTGTCTGTCCCAATTATTGAAAACGCGCCATCTCTTTATGGCTGGGTCTTTCAAATAGTTGTCGTTCATCTCGGCACGGACATACTCAAACGGGACGTTGTACACGTTTAGGGGCTTGTAGCCTTCGGGTGTCAAACCATATTGGACTATCCAAGCCCAGCCCCTAAAACGTGCGACATCGTTTGCCGTAGCCTCTAAAACATCGTCCATGTTACAGCCGTTTCCGTTTGTCAATGCCGCGAAATCTTCGTTCTTGAAACCTTCGCAAATAATGTTCTCGGTCATTTTCTCAACCGCGGCTGTGGCTGTCTTTGAAGCATATATAAGCTCGGCTATTTCCTGCGGATATAAGTTGCCATCTCCGTAGTTAATAATCTTATCGCCCGTATTAGCGGACAACTTAAGCGCCTTTTCGACAACAAGCGCGAAACGTCTGTAACCTATCATAATTAATTCTCCTCTTTATTGATTTCTACGAAGCATTCAGCATAAGCCGGGTTTTCATTCATGAGGCGTTCCGCGATTGCATCAGTCATGTTCGCACTCTTATATACGACACCGTCGACGTAATGCACGATACGCGCCCCGGGCTTCATCGCCCATCTGTAAACCACCTTAGTTAAATACTTCGTTTCATACCACAAAGATAAAAATTCCATATCCATGTGGCAATTAGGGTCCAGTTTTAGCCCGGTCATCGCGTAATATGTATCCAACTTTTCTTGTAATGTTGCAACCTTCGGTTCAACAACAACGGGTGCAGTGCTTTCGCCCTGCCCCGTAGTATTTGTTTTTTCTTCTGCCATTTTCTTTTTGATTTTATTAAACTGCTGGTGCTGGTGCTGCTGTAGATAACGCGTCATAATCCGCTTTGCTCAAATAGTGAGCCGTTGTTCCTACCTGCCAATCCTCAACGCCAAACGTGTATGTCGTATACGCGCTCGCGCTTGAATCGGCGGCTATCTCGGTGCAAACCAGTGGAGCGCCCAAGCCATAAACGCGTATTCTGTCACCGTGGTCTACAGCTATTACAAGCGCTGCACGTTCCATTGTACCTACAACCCCCATGGGCGCGGAACTGCTCGCAATCGAGTAACTTCCGGAAAACGATTTAAACGTAATTGATACGTCATACGCCCCAGGCATAATGTCCTGCGACTTAAGGCCAACGGTCACAACCAGCGAGTTGTTAACCGTGGTAACGTCGTAGCCCACTGCCGTAGGTTTCCGAGTTATGGTAGCCATACTCCCGGAAGCCACCGTAAAACTCGCTATATCCTCGGCGTTTAAAAGCTTTGCCGACACGGGCGCGCTTAAGTCCGCGCTCGCCGGAGCGCCACAAGGCATAGCCAAAGTAGCGGCTATTTTTCCTATACATGCCATATTATTTTTCCTTTCTTTTTTAGTTAATTATTATCCTACTGCTGCCGCATAGAGGGTGTCGTAGATTGCACTGGCCATGCTCAAACTGTCCTCGCCGATAACGTTTTCGGGTGTCTCAAGCGTTATGGTAGACCATGAACCGTTTTCGTGGCTATTTTGGTCGAATGCCGTTGCGGACATGCCGTAATACAGTCCGCGTACAACAGAATTAGGGAACCCGGCGGCTTTGGCTAATATAACAAACGAGCCATTAGACATGGCGCTACTGATATTAAAGTGAGCGCCCAATGTGATAGAAGTCATATCAGTAAGGGTTGCGGTGTGGGTGAACGCGTTCGGTGCACCCTCGTTAACCTTCAACGCGGTAGACAACACAAGTGAGCGCTTTACAGTGTCAATCTTATATGCTTTGGCACCCGACACTAAAGTAAGCGCTGTTACAGACCCGGCCGAGTTTATTGTAAAACTCGCTATATCCGCTTTATTAATAATCAACGCGCTAACTAAACCAGTCGCGCCACTGTCGCAACCATAGGCAATTGCGTTTGCCAATTTTGTAATACATGCCATAATTAAACTGATTTAGAGATTATTGTATTTACCACCGCATCCGTGATAACCCTTGCATGGTTTCCTGCCGAACTCTCGGGGGAGGCCAATGTGATTGTAATCATCTTGGCGTTAGCGTTAGAATCAAGGTCAGCCGACGAACATTCGAGGGGTGCCGTATCGCCAAGCACCGTAATATCGTTGTCGTTGAACCTAACAAGAACGTAGAATTTACCCGAAGCCAAAGTATTAATGAAAGCGCGCGTATTGTAAAAATACGGTACTTTGAATGTTACCGACGTGTCTACACGTGCAGAAGCATCTGTAGTTTTCAGAGAAGCCGTCACTTGAATGTTTTGCTTATACCCCTCTACCATGTACGACTTTGCGCTTGCGGCAAATACTGCCGTCAATATTTCCCCGGTGGGGCCATACGTAAAGGTAACGTCCTCCGCGTGCATTAGGTAGATGTCTTTAACACCGACCTGCGGAATGGTACACCCTACAGTGATATTAGAAGCAAGTTTATTTAAACAATTTTTTGCCATATTATTTTTGAAATAAAAAAGGGGCTGGGTTAATATCCCAACCCCTTATATTAGTAAATGATTTTATTTATGCTCTTGCGGTCAACCACAACTGCATCTTCTCGGGTGCTACCAACATAGCATCAGCCGCGAACAAAGTCTGTGAGTAGTAGTTTCTGCTCTTAGCATCCTGGATGAACGGAGCGATAACAGTACCAGCGCTTTCCAGTGCAATCTGAATGTTGTCCTTCGGAGTGAACGCGATAAACGCGGTGTCCAAACCGTCAACCGTTGCAGCGTTAGAAACGTGTCTCAGCTCGTTAATCTTGTAACCCTCGAAGTAATACACCGGGCGACCGTCAACGATGTCGGACTGTGCTACACTGTTATCACGTGTCTGCAACAAGTTCTTGTACAAGCGCATAACGTTAGACGTAACGAAGAACTCAGAGTTGTCAAGCGTATCGGGGCGCTGTGCGTCGATAGCACCACGCAATGCAGCGAGAACGCCGTTCGTATCGAGAACCAATACTTTTTCAGTCATTGTGCTGTCCTTGTACTGCTTGATAATACCGCCGTTAGTGAAGATACCGTAACCAGTTGCTTCTACCGATACGTTACCGTCCAACCAAGCCAAACGAAGCAAGTCAGCTTCCAATACCTTCAATACTTCGGACTGAATAAAGCCAGCCAATTCAGTTTCAGAGAAGTTGTCGTCGAGGTTGATACCCTTCGCTACCATCTTTCCCCACAAGCTTTGCAAGCAAATCTCGATAGGCAGTTCGATAGGTGCGTGCTGGTAATACTTAACTTTGTCAGCTACGCTATTGTAGAAATATTCACCGTTACATCCTGCTGATTTGCGCAATGCCTTGTCGGCTGCTGTAAGGGAAACAACGGGCGTACCGTTAGGGATACCGTTCATTACTGTAATGCCTTGTGCGATTTCGCCGGCAAGTCCTACGGTTAAGGAAATAACCTCGTTAAGTGAGTTGAGGTTTAATCTGTTAAGGTCTGTAAATGTAAAAGCCATAATCTTTTGTTTTTTAGTTATTTGTTGTAAAATCTTTTAGCTGCTTCTGATACAGCCTCTTTAGACAATTTTGTTTCTTTCTTCTTCGGCATGTTAACCGGCGGTACACCAGGTTTCGCTGTCGCTCTGCTAAACTGCGCTGTCATAGCTTCCAGTGATGCGGTGAGTGCAGTAACCGACGCTTCCAAAGCTGCCATACGGTTTGCAAACTCTTCGGGTACATCAGCGGTTGCCTGGGTTTCAGTCTCTTCTTTTTCTTCTTTTTCCTCTTCTTCTACCTTAGCTTCTACGCTTTCGATAACTCCGTTTGCAATGGTGATAACCAATACACCGTCCTCAACCTGCACTTCTACTTTGCCGTCCGGGTGGGCATTGCCTTCGCTATCGAAAACCTTGTCACCGATAGCCATTGTTTCGCCTGCTGCCTCAATCGTGATACTTGCACCGTCTACAGTTTCTACCGTCTCGGTTGCAAAGCTTGACTTCTTGAATAGCTCTGCGAAAGAACTAAAAAATTTGTTCATCTTCTTTTCGTTTTGATTATTAAATAGACTTGTGGTGGCTGCTGGCAGACCTACCAAATCGCATGAGTATAACTCAAAAAATTCGGTAACGTCCAGCACATCACCGTTTAATGTCTGATTGTTGATGCCTACCACCGAAACGCCCAACATATCGGGTTCGTTCTTTATCATCTCGGAGATGAATTTTGCTTCCGATGGGTAGGCGGCTTGTAAGGCTTCGGATAATTCCAAATCGGCATAGGCCACACCGTCCTCGTAGACGAAGTTAGTGAATTTCCCTAAATACCCGTCCAACATATCCGCCCCATTATGGGTACGCCTGCAATGGATAGGCTTTAGGTTGCCGAGCGTTACAACGCTTTGAACTGCGGTCTCCGTAATGACTAACGGAAATTCCTTGCCTTCGTATGCACCGAAATTGGTAGTAACCCCGGCTTGGATAATTCTAAGTTTTCTAAATTTCATATAATTTGCTTTTGTTGTAACACGTGCAAAGATAGGCAGTATATGGTAAACTGCCATCTCTGTACGAGTTAATGAATTAAAATGTTGCCAGCCCCTGGACTACCGAAACGTTGTTTTGTCCGCTGTTGATGTCCTGCACCGATACAACCGGGTTGGGCATGCTCATAACTGCGTCAATCACGACCCCGGCGAGTTGGTTAATGCTTTCGCTTGATAGCTTCATGCTTTCAGCTTGCTTAACTACCCGGTTAGCTTCGGAAAGCCCGGCAACCATACCACCGTCAGCAAACTTGTAAAGCCCCGATGTACCGAACGAATTGCCCCCGTGCGCTTCATTGAGTGCAGACAGTGCGTTAATCTCGGCGCTCGCTGTCTTCTTCATGATATAAACGTTTTCACCGCCTTCCGCCTCGAACACTTGCCCGTTATCGCCCCGGAACGTCACGCCGCCTTGCGCATGGGAACGCCCGTATATCTGACCGCCCTTTGCATACTTCTTAACGGAAGTGTTAATTTTCGTATCCGGGTCCTTCTGCTTCGCAATCGTAGCAACTTGTTTCATACCGAAAGCAATCACGATAGCGGCTTGTGCAATACCGAGTATACCACCACTTGCCAGCGCTTTTGTTGCACCTAAGTAAGTATTTATTGTCGCTTGAACAACCGCAAATGCCTTACCGATAGCACTTTGCTCCCCTAACAGTGTTGACATTTGTCCTGCAAGTCCTGCCGTCATTGTCAGTTCTGCGTTAACGCGTGCCCTGGTGTTCGCCTCCTTCGCCTTCTCGTATTTGGACTGTATCAACGCGGTGTCCGCGCCTATCCTTTCGGCGTTTGCCATCTCCTGCGCGTATTGCGCGTCAAGCTGCATTTGGCGCATATCGAATTCGTTGGTAACTTCTGCCATCTTAAGTTCATGCAAGTTTGCTGCGTCCATCGCTTCACGTTCCTTCATAAGAGCATCTTGTTCCTCTTTACGTTGCATCTCTAATTGCTGTACGCCCAAATTAAATTCGGCCTCCTTGTTGGCGTATTCTTGCTGCGTAATGAGACCCTGCTCTAATCTGTACTTTTCAAGTTTTAGACTTTCCTCTACGTACGCCTTTTCGTTTTCTAACTTCGTTCCGATTGTATCGTTTTCCAGTTCCTTAGCTTGCATTGAAAGGTTAAGAGCCGTTAACGCTGTTTCCATCTGCTTTATAGTAGCCTCTTGTAAAGCGCGTTTTTGGTTCTCCGCGTCTTGCGCTGCCTTTATTGCGGCTTGTGCCTTTGCTGCCTCGGCTGCCTTGTAAGCCGCTTCGTTGGCTGCTATCTGCGTCTTTACAATACCGCTCGCCTGGTTCTCCAACTCTTTACGTTGCCCGATATAATCGGCTTGGCGTGCTTGCAGGTCTGCCAGTGCTTGCATCTCGGCGCGTCTGTCTTCCTTGCTGGTGTAACTAAGTTCGTTTTGCGCCTTGATTTGATTGTACTTCTGCTGTAGTACGTCTATCTCGGCTTTCTCCATTTGCTTGGAAATCGCGATAGCCTTTTGCGCTGCAATGTTTCGTTCCTCCGCGGTCTTTAGCTGGTCGCCTACGATGGTACGTTGCGCCTCCAGCTCTCTGCGCATCGCCGACAACGTTACAAGGTTGTTCGTTTCTGCCTCGTATATTGCAAGCTCTTGCTTGGTGAGTGCTTTGGCTGCGTTTGCTGCCTTCGTCGTCTCCTCGGTGATGAGACCGATAGACGAAAGCAAGTTAACAACCTTCTCCGTTATCCACTCAAAAGCCTTTGCCACACCCCCGAGAAGCTCGGTAATGCCGTCCAGTATACGCGAGAAAATAACCTCAAACGGAGCGAATGCCGCCTTTAGGTTTGCCGCCATCTCACTGTTACGTTTCATCAGCTTTTCAACCGTTGACACGAGAACAAGGATAACCGACACAACCGCCAATATAGGGTTAGCTCTCAATGTAGCATTAAACACCTTTAGGATGTTCACGCCCCCGGATAGGGAGGTAGCCATAGCCGCTGTAGCCCCGGAAAGCCCTTGTGTGCTGCTCATGGCTTCCTGGATGCTCTCCGCATAGTTACCTACGTTCCTACGGTTATCGCCTACAGCCTTTTCCATATCCTTAAGCTTGTCGCTTATTTCCTTTGTCTCAGTGACAAGCTTTTGCCCCTCGTCCGTGTTGTTGCGCGTCGCTGCACTCATTGCGTTTAGCTCCTTAGTGTTCTTCGCCAACTGCGCACGGAGCGCGTCTACACTGTCCTCTTGACTGTTTAAGAGTGTCGTGTTCGTCTTTATCTCGCGGTTGTTATCGGAGATTGAGGCGTTAACGTCCAACAACTGCTTTTTCAAATCTATTTGAGCCTTTGCCGCATCGCCTACTGCTTTTTTATACTCGTCTTGTCCGATTGTCCCGGACTTGTACGCCTTGCCTGCCTCGTCCAACTGCTTCTTCTCGTCCTTAAGCGCCGCCATTAACTGGCTCTTTGTTTCTGCCAGTTCGACGGACTTTGCTATAAGAGCGTCCAACCCATCAAGGGCTGATGACGTATCAAACGAAAGGTCTAATAGAGTAACTTTTTCTGTTGCCATAATCCAAATTATTAATTTTTAACTGCAATTAACGTAACGTTCGCATTTCCCGTTGATGGGTCCCAGTTGCTTATCGTTCTAAGGTAGAACCAGTAGTTAAGCTCACCTACGAAATAAAGCGCGTCGGACTTCATTTTTTGTATATCAAAATATGATAGGTTCATTTTAGCCGTTATCTGCCACCCGGGGGAGAAGTGGTAGTAATGCCCTGCTATCGTAGCTTGATAACCGCTTGCACGGTTGAAATAGTTATCGGGTATGTACGAGCCTGCCAACCTAATCATAGAGGCGTACGGTCTTTGCGCGCCGGGGTTCACTGGGAACGCGCTCTCGCCTACTGTCTCCTGCGTAGATATGGCACCACCGTAACCGCCTACCGTCTGTTTAAGCGAGCCTACCTGCACTGCGTACGTTCTCGCAGCGCCCGCGGCTTCCGCAACCTTTATACTTGATGTATCTATTTTCCCCGTCCAGTCTACCCGATACGTAGAACTCGTAGACGGGTTGATAAACGGTTTGAGTGTCAAGGCAAACGGGCTTGATTTAAATTCATATGTCCAGCAAAACGCTTTGCAGAACGCCTGCACAATACCGAAAGGCGTATCGATACCCATTGTCTCTACCAGGTCCCAGGCATACTCCGGGGCGGAAACCGATTCAATCTTGAACGATATATAATACGCTTCCGCATTCGGTACGGTGGTAATCGGTGTGCCCGAATAAACCCCCGATGATGCCGAGGTAGTAAATCCGAAGTTCAAATCGTGTGAAGGCCTCGGGGTAACCAAGAATGATGTAGAACCCGGGTTTACCGGGTAATATGGGTGGTTGCCGTCGGGTCTTACCGCGCCGCGCTTAAAGGGCAAAGCGAGTGTACCGCCGTTGCTTCTAAGATAAACGGTAGATGGCGCGGTAGGGGGTAGAACGATAAACGAATCATCCGTAAACCTTAAATCAAATGCAGAGCCTACCATGTATGTAAAACATGTGGCAACCTCGTTGTTTTCCGCTATCATGTAGTTAGCCGAATATACCGAGCCGTCCAGCCCGTCATGCGCACCTTTAAAAACCAGCTGGCTTTCCGCGTCCTTGTAATCACCTGCCTTTTTTGTGACCCGGTCTGCTATATAGGACATAAGCACGGGCGTTGACCCGTTCGCCGCGTATATCGTGGGCATGGTAACGCTGTTCGAATACGCGTAGTTAAGGCTGTCTATGTACGTTGAAAACTGATATGCCGGTGTTTCCATTTTAGGTATAGCAACCACCGGGGCGCGCAGTGATGAAAGCTTAGATATGTTTTCTATCAACTCGAGGCTATACCCGTCTTCGTCTGCCGTTACACGTACACGGAACAAACCGCTGCCGAACGGAATATTGAAACCCCCGAAATACAATTCGGCGCAGTACGGGGACGTCCTTATGAACTTCCCCGGGAAACGCTCGGAACGGAACACCCGGTCGTTTACTTCTGACCGGGGTACGTTGATTGTCCCGGAGTAACTAACCGTTTGCTCCGTGAATTTTAAAGGGTCGGGGTTGTTGATAGTCAGTTTCACCGAGTTAGCGGCTACGCCGTCTATCAATTCGCCATTAATTCGTATTGTTAAATCCATATTGTTAAGGTTCTATAATTTCAAATTTGCATTTAAACGCCGCTACTCGTCCCGTCGCACCGCCTTGTATGTTCAGCGCGTTCGGGTTCTGTATCGTAACGCGCGCCCACTGGTTGGCGGCCAAAGGGAATACCCCGGCAACCTCGCCCGAACGTGAAAGCCAGTACAGCGCGTTTTGGTTATCATCGGTTACTACTACGTTTATCGTAACGTCATAGGATAGCACGCGGTTACCGCCCGAGAAGTTAACCAAGTAAGTAGGCACGATGCGGTATTGGTCAAAATACATCGTATCATAAGCCCCTTTGCTGTTAAGCCATCGAAGCGTTACGCGTTTGTTGGGGTCGGGGCAATACGGGTATTTACGTTCAAAACGTGCATAGCCCCATACGCTGGCGTCGTTTGCGGTTCTGAACTCGCGCATCGGTAGGTTAGCGTTGATAGGTGCGGTAGATTGCTGCCATATCGTAGACGCGCCCACACCGTTAACCCGAACCCGTAATCTGCCGTCCTCGTTCGCCGTAAACTGCCCGTATCTCAAAGCAAAGTTAAACGGTGTACCCGTTAACGGGCTGTTAAGAAACGAAGCACAGTTAAAGTCCACCTGGTTAAATATCCCGTTACCGTAGTCCGATAGGTTGCGAGTGTCTGCCGAAGTAGCAAAACGGCCGTCCGCTAAGGGGGCATGTATCAGGGATACAGATATCGATTTCAACGTGCCCTCCATGTATTGAATTGATACATTATCCACGAAATCGGTAAACCCGAGACCCGCGTTAATGCTCTCCGTTATGCTCGGTGTGGCTGCTGCCATCATCGACAAGTCCAGTACGGCGCCCTCGTATGGGGTAACTACGGCGGTTGCCTTCTGTGCTCCGTTACGTGAAAAGATAAGTTGTATACTGGTAACCGAGCCAACCTGCTCCAGGCGTATAGGGCGATAAATGCCTGCCCCGATACCGACTATCCACATCGTACCCCCTGCTCCTGCCGTCTCGTTGTTTAATAGATTTCGTATAATCATTGCTTTTTAGTTAAAATGGTTAATATCTCCGCCCGTACTATCCGGGACACCTCTACTGTGATACGTTGCACCATCTCGGGGGTTAGTATCTTACTTGCTACGCCGCCCTCGTTGTGCTCGTTGGGTACACGGATACCATCGCGCTTGATAACGTATGCTATCGCGTATGCCGCTTCTTCGGGTATGTCCGTACCGGCGTTCGCGTTCTTGTCTTTTATCCATTGCTTAATGGCAGAAACGGGTGGGAAGCTACCCGCCGCCCTCCCGTCTTCCATCTGGTAGATGTATGCCGGGCTTTCTATCTTCACGCCGCCTGCATACTCCACCACTTCTGTTTCTCTGTCGAAGCGACCCGAAGCGTTAAGCCTCATGCGATAGTAGTTAGTTACTATCTCGTCGCGTATCTGCCTAACTAATTGGGTAACTTCCTTGTTCATAGTTAAATGTATTTAAACCAACTGTAATGTTTCCTCGTCTTCGGGTAGTTTACATCGTGCTCGTTGCCGTAGGCTTCCTTTTCAAAGCTCATGCGGTCATAGGGCTTGTCGTTCGGGTTGCATGGCTTCTTCTCGAAGCTCCAACCGAAAAAGCGAATAACGTACTCGATGCCATACCACAAGTAAAACGGCACGTACAGCATTTCACGCATTTGCATCGTGTGAATGTGTTCATGTCTTAACGTCTTCTCGCTTATAACCGCGTTACCACGGACAAAAAGGACGCCGAATATGTTAATAGCCTTGAAGCCTTTAACCGGGATAAAGTTGTTTCTGATGATTTTCATGCTCTTTTGTTTTTAAACAATGCACAAAAGTACGAAGTAAACCATCAGAAAGCAAACGGTATTAAGTTCACGCCCCATACTTGTAAGCATCGAACGTTGCCTCCCAACCCGATTTGATTGTATCGTACTGGTTCTGTACTTTGGCGATACGTAGCGAGCCAATCTCGTAGCCGCATATGAAGCTTTTAAGCATCTCATGCAAAAGTAGGTCTGTGCGTATCAGTGTTGCAATCTCTACGGCATCGTCTCGCATATAGGCAGATGTACCCATACAGCGAATGACTACCGTGTAAGCACTGCTGTTAGGTACGTTTGTGTCCGTATAGCTTCCAGTCGTTACGTCAAGTGTAAAAAAGTCCTCACCCAATTCATTAGCCGCTACGTTCTGCACGGCGGTATCTCCGAATATCAGCGTTTTGCCCAAGGCTGTAGCCCGGGCGTTCGCTGTGTTAATTATTGTTTCAAAAGTCATAACTATCTGTTTTTCATTTGTTGTTTCTTCATATCTCGCTTCTCCTTCTCTATCTCGTCGTTACGTTTGGCGATAGCCAACATAGCGTCCGAATAGTTAATTTGCTTCGCGTCCTCAAAGCTACAGTGGAAAAGCTCGGCGGTAATCTGCACAAGTCCTAAAAGGTTCTTTGCTTGTTTAATCGTCTCGTCACCCGTCAACGCGCTTTCGCCCGTCTGCTTCATATTCTGGAACACGATTTGCTCGAGACCGTCCGCGATTTCCATCTGTGACACTATGAACTTGTCAAGCTTCGCGGCGTCGAGAATCGTCTCGGCTTCGTAGTTGTCATCAGTCCATGCCTTGATACGCTCGTTTGCGTCCTCTGCACGGCGCGTTTCAAGCATAGACCATAGAGTTATGCCCTCAACGTCCCTAAGTCTGTACACGGCTTTCCCATTGCGCGTAGCGACTTGTGAGGGGCGGCAATACTTAATCATATCCTTTAGCAACTTCTCCTCGTCCTTGGTTATTCGGACGGTTCCGTTTGCCGGTAGGTTAGCGACTCTTAATAAAACCTTTCGGTTGTTTATCGCTGTTATGCGATATATCCACTTCAAAATAAATTTCTTCATTATTTGGGTCTGTATTTACGTATCAAGAAGTCCACACCGTAACGGAGCGCATCAAGTGCGTGGTTCCACGCGTCTATCGCCTCGTTGGTGTATGTGTCCGATACTTCGTCCTTAATCCATTTGTAGTTATCAAGCTCATCAAGTAGCTTAACGGAACGCTTTGTTACGTGCAACTTGAACTGCTTCACCTGCGCAATGCCAGCTGCTACGGAGCCTCGCCCCTTAACACACGGTATTGCCTTGATACGCTTTTGCTGTAGCTCCACTATACTCTTTTGCTCTGCACTGTCGCACACCGTTATCACGCGGTTCAGTGCATTAGCGTTCAAGTAGTCCGCTATATGGCTGTTAAGCAAGCCCTGCTCATAGCAAAGTAGGTCTACGAACAAGTCCCAGCCTTCCATACGTATGTCGACAATCGCGGTAGGGTCATTCACGAAACCGAAGTCAAGCCCCAGGCACCTGCCTGTAAACGTCTCGGGCATATCGTCTATAACTTCATATTCGGGGTAAACGTTACCCTCTACGCCGCCCGTCAAGCCCTCGCCATATACGCGCCACCAGTTCGCATCGCCCTTGTTCTTCTCGATGGCTGCCACTTGTTCGGGGGTCAAGTACGGGTTATCCTTATACGTCGAATGTATCGTAACGTATCGGTCACCTACGAACTCGGTTTCGCCCCAAAACTTTCTAACGGGGTTGTAGTCGATGATAACCTTTTTACGTGTACGGATATCAAGCTGCCTAAAGATTTCCCGGGGTATGCCTTGCGCCTCGTTGACGAAAAGTATATCACGCGCCGGACCGTGCACCTTGCCGGCGTTATCACATGAGAAGAACTCTACTATCGTGCCGTTCGGGTATTCGTATGTACTCTCCGTTTTATTAAATTTGTTCTCGTCCCAATACCCCTCGGCTGCAACCATGGCTTTAAAGTCGCGGAGCATACCGCGCTTAACCATAGGGAACGTAGCTGCCACACACGATATAACGAGCGGTTGGGGGTTGTTCAATGCAAGTATGTGCAACATCTGTAGGGTTGCCCATGTCTTGCCGCTACGTGTACCGCCTTTAGAGGCTACACCGCGTATTTTCGGGTCTACGAAAGCCGATAGTATCTTTTCAAAAGTAAATGTAACGTTCATCGTTATATGCCTCCTAACTTCTGTAGGTTCTTAACCGCGTCCTCTGAAAGCACGTTAACCTGCATAGCCTTCGTGCCTGCCTCCTTACCGTTGCTTGTAACGTCCTTAAGGTCTCGCAGTCCTCTAAGCTTTGCCATGTAGTTAGCATCAACCACACCAGCAAGCGCGCTTTCGTCCATATCGGTTGCTATGAGTTCAGCAATAAGGGCGTACCCGGTCAATAAGTTAGCCGCGTCTTCGTTCCCATCGTCCGCGAGCTTTTCAAGTCGTGCGCCGTTCTTCTTGAATGCTTGCATAGTCCACCCGATGAAAAGGCAGAAGCCCCCGAGCGAGGGCGCGCGCTTCTTCTCTATAGGGACTTTTTGCCCGGCGGCGTTTCCGCCCTTTAGGACTTCATAAGTAATGAACGGGTTCCGCTCGCAAAAGTTCATGTACTCCGCTACGTAATCGACGCACTCCTCTACGGTTGTCAACGTGGCGCCTTTGCAACCGCGCGTCTGTACAACTTCATAAAGTTCTTTGCACTTCTTCAAATCTGTTTTAGGGGCGGGGGCTTTGCCCGTCGCTTGTCCCTTGGTAATTGCCGCCTTTGTATCCGGGGCGGCTTCCTTCTTTGCTCTTCCTGCCATATTTTTGTTAGTTGGTAATAAGGTATCGCACGTGTGTGCCCGCGGTCTCTTAAAGAGATGCACGAGTAGTAGACCAGTAGTCAAGCTATTCACGTCGCTTTCAATCCTGGCACAAAGGTAGGCAACAAATCGCATCAGACCAACCAACGGGCAGTTATGCCTTTTTCTACAAATAAAGTTTACAAATGAATTATCTTTACACTGTTTTTCATGTGACCGCCTTAACTACCTATCACAAAGAGAGTTACGGGCACCTGGCCAGATACCCACTTTTTTTTCTAAACTTTAATATAGGATATAGTATATTTTATACCCCTCAAAATACACTATTCTCCAAAATAATGTTTTACCCTCCTTTTATCTGGTCATCTGGTCATATACATATAATATATTATAATATAAGGAGTTAGAGTGACCAGAAGACCCGCCCAGATAAGATTTTTTACTGGCCAGGTGGGCTTAAAATATGTTAATTTCTGAGCCTCTTTTTTCTGAATATAAACAAAAGCCCAAATCTGACATTTTGTAATCAGATTTGGGCTTTTTGCTATCACTCGACTTGACACGTCCTCCGGGGGTGCTGACATTTAGTTCGACACGGGTCTCCGCGGTACTATCATTATGTCAATTTCCACCCGAGCGAGTCCCGGTACCAATACCACGTCTGGACCGTTCCATTCTTGAACGTCGATACCCTTTTTATCCTTCCGTCCGGGTCTATTCCGTAGGTTCTCGATATATCCTGCTCGTTTCTTTTCTCCTCTGCGAGGCGTGCCTCGTCTCTTATAAGATACTGCCTTTTATTGATGGGCTGTTTATACGTGAAGTCCTGGGCGGCTACATACTTTGCCAGCTTATCAACCCACCCGTTGCAAAGTTCTGCCTCCACATAACCGCGCCCGTACTTATCCTTTGTTACCCCGGCGGTATATCCGTATCTCCGTATGAATTCCCATATGATGAATACATGGCAGTTGAGGCATACCGCCATATCCATAAAACTAACTTTCCTCATATACGATGTCTTTAATCTTTATATACTTGTAATATGCCCCGGCGCGCGGCTTCTTCATAAACACGTCGCTGCTGCCTGCGCTATATAAATCTTCGGGCGCGCTCCAGGCGCCTACCTCGTCCGCCACACTTTCGTGTACCTCTACTATAATCACGTCTTTTAGGCTCGTGTAGCCCACTAATCTGATACCGATAAGGTATTCCACTTCGTCAACCTTTGCGGCCGTCCTATCGCCCCATTTAAGCTTATGGGGGAGCTTTGGTTCTTTAATCATTTTCATATTCTTGTTTAAATGCCATTTTATAAAATCTTCCTTTCTCCAGTAAATGCCTTCCGCGGCTACCACTATGGTTACTGCCACCGCTAACAATGCCATTATTGTTTCCATTACTCGTCATACTCTCCATCTATATTACGGGCTGCGAACTTAGCCACAACCCACAACCCAGTTACCAAACCTGCTCCGATTGCTATTCCAAATAAACACATTAATGCTTCCATATCTTTTAAATTTTTGATGATACATTTTCTAAACCGTCTCCCATACTAACAAGCTTCATGCCGCCTTGCTTACTACGGATATAGGCGGCTTGTACGTTGCCGCGCCCGTCCGTAGAGAATTGGATACCCCGCACGCCTTCGTGCTCCTCGATAAGCTCGCCTATCGTCTTATGCTTCGGGGCTTCCTCTTCTACCTGCGTGTCCGGCTCTACCAGCGTCCCGGCGTTGCGGTATTCATAAGACAGAAACTCATCCTCTGTCACGCTCATATCGTTAGCACCCCAGGCCTGCCAACCGTCTGCATGGTCGACACCCAGTATAACACCGTGCATATCGTTCCAACCTACTACCACACCGGCACAATCACCAATCTTGTCGAATACTGTACGACCTGCGTACAGCATCGCGAAATCTTTGTTTCTAATCATAATCTTCTAATATATTAAATCGTCGATACCCACGTAAAAATAGCGCTCACAATTTTTAAATACCACGTCCCGGGGGACTAACAGTTTCCGGGACCAGCCCCCAATTTTAGTGCCATCCGCTATCAGTGACCATGCGTTATCCGCATCACACTGGTACCCTACCACCTCCAATTCCTCACCGCAACACTTAGCTAATCGCCCTACATACTTTTCCAACGGGTGGGTTTCTCTCTGTTTAAACTGTGAATACATCTCACTAACTGCTTTTGAATACTTTTCCATAATCTTCTGTTTTTAAATCGTTGATACAAATATAACGCTTTTCCCGTTATGTTGGTTCTTTCGTTAACATCATTTAAGTATTAAACTATCTTTCAGTGATAGCCCGTACTCTAATTGCTGCAACTTGAAATTACGTTGTATGCTGTCCGCGGCGTTCTGTACTGCGGTGCAGCCTACTAATAAAAGTAGGACTGCAATAACTGCTATTAACTTTTTCATCTCTTACTGTAAAACTCCATAAGTTCTTTAATACTCTGCATAAGCCCGTCTTGCGTCTGTTTCTTGCCCTCCAAGGCTTTTATTATCTTCTCGTCTACAGTTCCCGTGGTTAAGATGTGATGAACGGTTACGGGGTACGTTTGCCCTTGGCGGTACAACCGGGCGTTAAACTGCATGTACAGCTCCAGGCTCCAAGTATTACCAAACCATATGAGTGTATGACCACCCTTCTGTAGGTTAAGCCCGTGCCCAGCACTCGCCGGGTGCGTTACAAGCACTTTAATATCCCCGGCGTTCCACTCGGCTATCTGCTCGGGCTTCTCCAGTTTGACGGGCTTGTATGCCTTTAGCTTCTTCATTATGCGGTCAAGGTCATGCTTGTAAGAGTAGGCAACCAATACGGGCGAGCCGTTCGCGGCTTCTACAAGCTCCTCGAGTTTCTCCAGCTTCTCATCGTGCAACTCGATAACATTCCGGTCGGCGTCGTATATCGCGCCGTTCGCGAATTGCTGTAGCTTATTAGACAGAGCTGCTGCACTTGCCGCGCTTATCGGTTCGTCCGAGTTGATAAGCTCCAATACTTGTTCCTTCTCGAACTCCTTATACTGTGCCAGCACCTTCGGGGACAACTCCACGCGGTCGTATATGTTTATGCGGTCGGGCATCTTCAAAAAGTCCTCTGCTGTCATCGAGATGGTTATATCACTGATAAGGTCGCTTATCTGCTTCTCCGTCTCCTCCTGCGGGCTTTTCAGTGCATAACTGTACACCACATCACCGTTCCGCTTATCGGGTCGGAAAAACCTATCCCTGTACGCTGTGATTGATTTACCGAGCCTTTGCCCTTGGTCTATCAGATACATTTGAGCGAATAGGTCTATAAGCCCATTAGGCGACGGCGTACCCGTCAGACCTACTACCCGGGGGATAAACTTCCGCACCTTTCTAAGGGCTTTAAAACGCTTTGAGGCGTGGTTCTTAAAACTGCTCAATTCGTCGATAACAACCATGTCGTAGGGAAGTTTGATACCCCCGTACTCCATTACGAGCCATACAATGTTATCACGGCTAATTGCGTATATGTCCGCCTGCCTCTCATAGGCTTCCCGGCGCTGCTTAACCGTGCCGTCTATGACTGAAATAGTCAAGTCCTTAAGATGCCCCCATGCTTTAATCTCGTCGCTCCATGTAACTTGTGTTACTTTCTTTGGGGCGATTACCAGACAATTAGATATTATGCAATTATCCAAAAGGTCTTTGATAGCTGTTAACGTGGAAACAGTTTTCCCCATACCGCAACCAAGAAACAGCGCGCTGCATTCATTATCTATGATATGGGCTACAGCTCTATTTTGGTAATCGTGCATTTGCTTTCTTTCTAACATAACATTGCTTTAATCATTGATAACTGTGCGTTGAACTCGTGAAGGGCCGCCGGCGTTACGTGCCCCAATACCCTATCGTAATCGGCAGCGCACTTAATGCGCTGACCGTTGATTACTATCTCGGCATGCCCTGCGATACATTTTAACTTTAAATCTATATAGTTTACCATGGCTTTATTACTTCATTAATTTTGTTTTATAGAACACACAAATGCTTTTGAAATCCTGCTCATCCGATACGTACCCAAACGTTTTACGCGAAAGGAAATTAACGTCTCGGGTGATATCGCGTTGCAACTGGTCTAATATTTCCTCGGTGTTGCCGAACTTATCGTCACGGACATACAGCGCGCCCGACTTGATACCAAAGTACATACCTAAACGGTATTCAATTTCTTCTTTTAAACTTCTCTTTTTCATGATTTCTGTTTTAAAATTGTCCTTCATAAATAAATAATTTCTCGGTAGCTTTTTTATTATTGGGGCTAATGCTATTCTGTATTGTCTTTTCCCAAATCTGTATAAAATCATCGGGGGCTTGGTATTCGGATACGTAAACCTTATGCCCATCGTAAACACGATCCCGGCACCATTGCCAAAACTCTTCATGGTTCAAACCCTTCATATAGCATTTGGTGTTCATATACGGGGGGTCACAGTATATTATGGATTCGTCGGGAATTTGTAGGCTCCTGTAGTCCCCGGAGCGAAACTCTACGCCCTGCAATCTGGGTATTTGCGGCGTTATACTCCGTACAGCCGCGGCTACTTGGTCCCTATCTTTGCCATTGCTTCCTGTGATTGTGCCAGTGTAGCCGCTAAAGAATTTGCCCCTAAAAGAAGCCATAAACCCAACCCAACCCATAAAACCAAGGTCGTATTTGTCAGACCCCGAGCGAAAGCACTGCTTAACGTCGTCGAATAATTTGCGGTCTATTTGCTCGGGGTATTTCTCCCCGGACACCAAGCCCTCAAACATGGCTATCAAATACTTGTTGTAATCGTTTGCTATTCTGTTTCCCGATACGTTGACCGTCACATTACACCCACCGCAAAAAGGTTCTACAAAGTACTGCCCTTCTTTTCTATCTGACAAGATTAAGGGTAGAATTTCTTTTGCTATTCTTGTCTTACCTCCTAAATAATGCATACTTGTTTACTTTTAAATTTGATACTACAAAGATAACCCTTTTCCCGATACGTTGTTTATTTCCTTAACATTTCTTAAGAAAAAACTTATCGCAGCGTCCCTGCTTTCCAAATCATCGATAACAAATACTTTGAAGCCTAAAGCCTCTAACTTGCTGTGTATCAGTAATTGTATCTTGGTTGGTTTCTTACCTGTGGTCTTTATCTCGGCAAAGCCTACATATCCACCCTGGCAAAGTATCATTCTATCCGGCAAACCTTTTATAAATGTGGATAATAATTTTATTACCCACACTTTTTTTGTTCGGTTAAGCTTCTCGGAGAATGTACGCTCCAAATCCTTTTCACTTATTATATCCTTCATTTCTCAATTTGTTTTCAAATGCCACTGTTTCGGAGAATTCCCCGGCTTCGTGGTCTACTGTAGTTGTGTAGAGGTGCCCGTTATAATAGCCCCTATACTTTAAAACCTCTCCGTTATGTACTATCTCGTCTCCGATGCCGTACGCGTATTCCTGGTTGCTTATCATAACGTGAATTGAATTGCTTTGTTTTCCAGCTTAACATTACTTAAGTATTCGGGATATGTACCATCTGCAAGTTTTGCTGACATGATACGGTAGGAAAATTTGTCCCCCTCCATACCGAAGTAACGGAGTAGTAAGCCACCTTCTATTATTATATAATCGTGCTTCTCGTAGTTCTTACCTTCGTACCCTATCTTTAGGGAACTTCTGTGATTGCCGAAACGGTTTAGCTCGAACGTTTTTGGAGGCAGGTGCGTTTCCGAGGTGTAAAGCCATTGTTTGAGCTCCGAAAGGTCTGCATACAAGTGGTTGCCCGCTGCGTTGACACCCAAGTACATATAGGGGGAGTTATCATTTATGAACACCGAGTAACCGACATACTTACCGTTCCACTTTTCGCTCTCAGTATAGAACATTGCTGGCTTCACTGTCTCGTCCAAGCAAAATACCGTCGTATCATCGCTTTCCTCGTCCTCTACGGGCTTTTCTGCCTCGGCTGGTGCAACTACCTTGGTTTCCTTTAAAACTTCCTTAGAGAGCTCCGCAATGCGATATTTGCAAATGTGGATAATTTTTTCATAGTCAAGCGTCCGTTCCTCGCCCTCTTTGGTGCGTAGCACGCGTTTCACTATATCCGCGTCCCAGGGGTTAAGGTTATACTCTTTCCAAATGTCCCACGGCTGTATAGCATGCTTTGCATAATCGGACTTTCCTACGTTGTAACTCTGTACATTTTCACTTGTTGACATAACACAATATTATTTGATTTGTTTTGAACTCATTTTTATAAAACTCCCGTGCCATTTCCACGGTTGGGAATACCCCATATCCGGGGGTTGGATAATGAGAGGTACGTTCCCTCTCGTTTACCGCGATAACTTTTAAGATAGTAACCATTTTAATTTAATCGTTTTCTAAGTTAATACACTCCGTTAGTTCTTGCATGCTCGTTTCTGTAAGTTGGCGCGTGTAGGTCTGTCCCAGCATACCGATAAACGGTTTGCCATCTACGTACATAATACGCGATACGTGTTCAACGTTGATATACTCTACTTGCAATTCACCTTTAACTACGAACGTCAGTTCAATAAAATTTCCACTTTTCATAATCTTTTCTTTTTAAATTTGTATATACTAAAAACAATTCTTTAATTTTCCAACGCTTCAACCATTTTCCTAAGCTCTCCGCGGCTAACCGCGATACTGAAAAGCTCCGTTAACTTCTCTGTGATTACCCATGTGCCGTTAAGCTTTTGGAAATACGCTTCGTTGTTGCTCGGGTTGTTTAGGTTGACCGTCTCGCCCTTACCGGGCTTGTACTCTGCAAGGCTTGCAAGCGTTACCGCCGCTTCTTCGGGTGTGCCCAAATAGACTTTCATAATATACCCTACGGACTCGCGCGTTTGCGCCTCAATGGTTATCTCCCCATTGGTATCAACCAATTTGCAAACGCCCATACGGAAGGACTTTAATACGTCCGGCTTACCCTGGCTTGTAATCTGCGAAAACATTGATACACTTGTAAGAATTAACACTGCTAATACTACTAACTTTTTCATAATCTTTTGTTTTTAAATTGTTATACTATAAGAACAACGGAAGCTTTAGGAAGGTTCACCGTTGATTGCCTTATTAACTTTTATTTTGAAAGCGACTTGATTTGTCTTTCTAACAGTCTTGCCCGGCTCGCTTCGTTGTCTGCCATATCGGCTTGCCCGATTGATTTATAAAACTCCGCGTTCTCTTTAGCCTCGGCTAATGCCTTTTGTTTTGCTGCTATCATTTCCGACATTTCAGCCTTGTTATTTCTAATAATTATTTCCTCTAAGGCTGTTCTCTTTGTAAGTTCTACGGTTGCTGTCATAATCTTAAGTTTTTAAATTGTTATTATTTCCTTTTGACATTACAAATATACGGCAAATAATGATAGGTTGTATATTTCGTTAACATGATTTAAGAAATAAATTTCATTCGGTTATTATTTAAAAAACTATTCGGTGTTTGAATCCCATTCACTTTTCAAACTTTCCCTTTCGGGTATCGTGCTCTTAGTTTTGGTAAGGAGCAACCTCTTAGTTTTTTGTTTGTTGCAAGGTTTCTAAAGATTTAAGCTTTATAGCTTCATTTAATCGGATACCGAACTTTCATTTAACCCTTTCGAGATACGTTTGCTTTTTTTCTCGTCTTATGAATTTAATCTTTTAACCAGCCTTTTGCGTTTTAGTAAGCTGATGGGGTCTTTAGTTCCTTTCAACACTACAAATATACGGCAAATATCGATAGGTTGTATATTTCATTAACACCATTTAAGAAATAAATCTCATTTAGTTATTCTGTTAACAGTTAGTTAACATTTGGGGGCTTTTACACCCCCTCTGTTATCACTCGTTAACAATACGCTCAAACCCTCGTACACGTCCGAGGCCCGTAACGGCCTTTCGCCCTGCCGAGCGCTGCCAGCCCGGTATCTTAGACATGATAGCGGCTATCTCACGGCTCTCTTTAGTGGTTACGCGCCCTACCTCCATTTCGAACACGTCTGTAGCTATTTGCGTGGTAGACGTGAAGTCCATTTTTTCCAGTGTAAAGTCTTCCGGGTCTATCTTCGACGCGTCGTATTCTCTAAAGTACATGCGTCGTTCGTTCACGTACATGCGTTTCCAATCTGCCGGTACAAGCATATCCAAATACGCCTCAACTGATGCGGTACGTGGGTCGGCTTCGTAATGTTCTTCACGTCCTTCCTCGGCGATTACCTCGGCTTCACGTGATAGCAACGTACTTACTTTGCGGAAATACATTTGTACGGCTTCCGCCCAAAGCTGGTCTACGTAATCATCGAAACCCTTTTCAAAGATAAGATGCGTATTGGCGTTTGCCTTAACCTTCACGGGCAAAAAGCGCCTGCCTCCCGTATCGTCCTTTAGGAATTCGTCCCGGTTGGTCGTACCTATAAAGATACACTGTCGGGGAAAGTTCTTAGTAACGCGCCCGTATGCCGGTCTAAAACTATCCTCTGTTTTAGAAATAAAGTTTTTCACGCTCTCAACCTCTGAACGTCTCATTGCTGACAACTCGGCTACCTCCAATATCCAGTTACCTTGCAACTGTTCAAACGCTCCTTTACCGTCCATGCTTGAAAGGCTATCGGAGAACCATTGTTTACCCAGCTTTTGGATAAAGGTACTCTTTCCTGCGCCTTGCTCGGACTGTAACACCAGCATGCTATCAAATTTGCAGCCCTTTTGAAAGATACGCTTAACCGCTCCTACCATCATTATACGGAATGCCTCTCGGGTGTATATGTTATCTTCTGCACCCATGATGTGAATTAAAGCCTTATCTACACGTTCGATACCGTCCCACTTTAATTTTGTTAGGTATTCCCGCACTGGGTGGAAAGAATTCATTTCCGCGGATAGCGCTATGGCATCGTCAATCTTTGCGCTATTCGATATGCCGTAAATATCCTCAATGTGTTTACGTACGCCCGAGTAGTCCACATCCTGGAAGTCCAAAGAGGTATCTTTCGCGCGCCAAAGAGGTATGCGTGTAACAACCCGGCGCTCTTTAAATAGGTCTCGTGCGATAAGCCCCTTTAGGTTCGGGTCGTACTTCATTATCAAACCTAAATTCTTCGCCGATGGGAGGTAAGCGCCGCGTTTATCGGTTTCGAGCTTTGCCATTGCGTCCTCGTAGGTAGTCGCTACCTCGCTGTCCGTCGCCTCCTCTACCTCTATAACGTCGTCGAAATCGTCCATGATTTCACCAGCCTTAACCGCAAGCATCCGGGCGCGCGCCGCGGCTACCTTTGCGTCCTTGTTTACCAGTTCGTTCATGGCCTCGGTCGAGTTCTTCCTATCCGTGCCCTTATCCAGCTTACCGAACTTGTGTACACGTACAAGGTCGTAGGCATTGAAAACGTGGTTGCCCTGGATAGGGTCGTTATTATGGAATGAGTAGGCGAACATATCGTTAAAGGTAAGCATGCCGCCCGATGTGGAACCACCCGTGTAAGTCCATCTGTCTTCCTGGTCGGTCGGTTCGTAAACGTCCGATAGGTATTCCGCGATAACCTCGCTAATCGTGTATGCCCGGCAAAAGTCGCCTACGTTACCCTCTTTTAATGTAGGGTCTTGCTGTTCTTTAGCAAGCGTCCGGGCTTCGCCCTTCTCGTCCTTGTGGTATGCCCATTCGGTTGTATCGCTCCAATCGTCGTACATGCCCAAATACTTCTGCACGTCCAAAGGGTTTTCATTAAATGCAGAGTAATCTATAAACTCATACTCTACGTCTTTGGAAACAGAGGGGAAAAACATGCAGCGCTCGGGTTGAAACGTCGTTCTGTCGTACAAGTCGATACCCGTCAATTCCGCAACCTTTCGGGCGATAGCTTCGTATTGTTCCCCGTCCACTGGTTCAGACAACGGAATGATAGCACGGTAACGGAGCGTATTCGCTTTCGGGTTATGTTTGTGCGTCCCGTGAATGATACACGCGCAATTAATAACCGAGTAGAACGCTTCCGGGAAGTTCTTTTCTCCGTAGTCAATATCAAGCGCCAATATAGAGCGTTCCCCGACATTGTTTTTGTTTCTACGGCTACCAAACAACTCGCCCCCCATGAACGCGCCTACGTCTTTAATTGTACCCTGCTCGGCCTTGCTCGCGCTTATAAACTCGCGGTATGTCTCATCCGTAACGGTTGCCTTTGTCAGCTTCTCGGTTAACTCGTCCCATGAAAAGGAGCGGTTTTTCCATGAAGTAGATTTCGCGCTGCTCGCTGTAGCAATTTTAAAAATCATTTTTCGTAAATCCATAATTTAATCTTTTTTGTAATAATCAGTAATATATCCAGCTGCTCTTAATGGTATGCCCTTTGCCCAACTCGGGGCGTTGCACATGGCATTGCTCATTATTTGCAGCGTCTTTTCTTCGTTCCCGTCTTTTGGTATCTCGGCGGCAATTTCATCGTGAACATGCAACACGATATTAAAGCCTAAATCAAAAACCTTGAAAATCGCATTCGCCAGCAGGTCGCGGGCTATCGCCTGCACAACGTTCTCGGTTAGCTTGCCCCCGTAGGTGTTTAGTTTAACCCATTTCCCGGAAGTTTGGTCTTGCCCCATGTAGGAGATATCCTCAACCTCAAACGAGCCGTTAACGCCTTCTATGGTACGTTTCCCCATTCTTGCAGACGGATAAAATAGCTTTCGGCCGCTCGGTATCTCAATAGTCAGTGCGCCGCTCTCATATTGGAAAATAATACTTGAAACGTCGTCTATCCTATAGACTTGTTCGCGTCTCGTTCCGATACATCGTTTTGCACAATCTTCTAACGAACTCCACAAAGATACTACTTTTTTATTAGCTTCTCTCCATTTTGACAATATTTGAGGTTTTTCTTCGTCTTTTAACGCTTTCTTAATATCCATTGTAGTAAGAGCATTAACGCCGCCACCATACCCCAATGCAAGCTCCGCAACCTTCCCTCGCTGCCTTAAGTCGTCGCCCTTGTGTACCGGTACGCCGAACATTTTAGAGGCAGAAGCGCAATAAATATCCGCTTTCGGGTCGTTAAATAAGTCTAAACGCCATTGCTCGTTTGCAACCCATGCGATTACTCGGGCTTCAATCGCCGAGAAGTCAGCCACGGAGAACGTGTACCCCTCGGGGGCGATAAACGCGGTGCGTATAAGCTGCGATAGTATATGCGTAGGCTTGTCATATATAACTTCCATCATATCGAGGTCGTGCATCTTTGCCAGGTCTCGCGCCCCGTCCAGGTCTTCGATGTGGTTCTGGGGTAAGTTCTGTAATTGAACCAGGCGCCCAGCCCATCGCCCGGTACGGTTCGCGCCATAGTAACGGAATAGTCCTCTAATACGGTTGCCTCGCCCGGCGCTTGCGAGTATCGCGGTATATTTGGCGTTTGACGTTTTGCCTATCTCCCTACGTAGGTCGATAACGTCTAACACTGCTTGCTTATCCTCGTCAGTAACGTTTTTGAGGCCCTCTATGGTCTTTATCACCTCTTCAATGCTATTCTTATTGAGGGAATCGATAACCACGCCAGTACGCTCTTTAATGAAGCCTTTTAACTGCGGCATGGACTTTAGAGAACTTAACCCGAATTCCTTTTCGGCTTTCTCGGTAAGACGCGCTTTATATTCTTCGTCCATATCCTGCGCGGCGTGTGCCAGCTCGAGGTCTGCCAATATACCGTAATCATTTATCCGCTGGTCTGCTGCATAAATTCGCTGCTCTTCTTCCGGGAACTCAAACCGGGATAACTTAGTGAATATCTCCTTTTCAGATAGCACATCATAACGTAGGTAATCTATAAACTCCTCCCAGTCCTCGGGGGCGTGTTCCGGTAAATTACGTGTGCGCTCTCCGTTTGTTTTGGTAGGCTTGCACGGGACAGAAAAATAACGGATAAGGTTTTTGCCCGTGCCCTTCTTCTTATCGTCCAGGTTGAGGATATTAGATACCGCTTCCAGTGATGCGGGCATACCGCAATACAATGACATGTTAGCCGTACAGAAAAAGCGCATAGGGCTTATATCAAACCCATATTCGCGCAAACAGATGCGTTCAAACGTAGCGTTGTGCGCTACTATTACAACGTCCTCGTTGTTCTGTACATACACGAACAACTCGTTAAACTCGTCCAGTCCTCCGGGCTTTGTTAAGTCGATAATTGTAACGTCCGTGTCGGTGTCCCACATGTAACCGCAAAGGAGAATTTCAAAATTCTCGTCCTCACAGTATTTATAGTTACCAGCGCTTTTGATGTCCGTAGTACTAAATGTTTCGAAGTCAATAAATAAATTTCGCATAATTACTTGTTTTAATTGTTATTACTATTATAACGGCAAAGGTACGACAATGTTTTTAATAAACAAGAAAAAAGGCTACTAATTGCATTTATTTAACAATTAGTAGCCTTTTTAACTTAATCGGCAAAAATAGGTGAGTAGAAAATAAAGCCTCTTTTCTCGTTAAGAATTACGTACGTTTGTTGCGGAGCCTCATATGGTAGCCCGTGCCCCATTGCAAAGGCATCGTAGCCCTTCAAAGACCCATTTACGCAAACCTCTTTTGTGTATATACTTGAATGCCAGTGACCAATGAAGGCTTTATCAATTTTGATAACCTGGTTCATCTTTCCGAACCATCGCAGCATACTGGGATATATGCCCCCAATACCCCCGGCGGTTTTAAACTGGAAACCATGTGCGAACAAAATTTTCTTTCCGTAGATATCGAGATATGCTAAATCTCCTTCCGGAATCACGTACTCAAATTTTGTTAGCCCCATCAAGGTAAGCGTTTGTTCGATGTCCTTGTAGAGGAAATACTCAAAATTAAGGGCGAAACCGTTGTTGAATTGTAGTTTTTTTGTTGTTCGCGAGTGATTGCCACAGATACCTACAATGATAATCTTTTGAAGTTCGGGCAGTTCATCATGGATAGCTTTTAAGCCCGATATGATTAGCTTCTTCACGAATGCAACACCCTGCATTGGGGACAGTCCATTGGTCTGCGCCAGTTCATCGTGTATATAGCCGCCTATCATATCGCCAAGCAAGCCCACTACCAAGTTATCCACCGGCTTCTTTTTAATCATGTAGATAGCGTTTGAGAAGAAGTTTTTAATACGCTGCTCGGATATTTCCAAATTGAACTCGTTCAGCCCTAAAACTGTAGAGGCTTTCACCGTCTCCTCTGCGTGCCAGTCACTTGCAATAAGAAAACCAGTGTTACCCTCATCGAGTGAATTTTTTGATTTGGTTTTAATCTCGACAAGCTCCACCGGGGCTGCGTCCTTCTTCAAACCGATAATACCCTTTAGTTCTTCCTCGTTGTAATAGCTTTTAAGCTCCTCTATTACCGGGTCTACCTCTACTGTAGGTTGCTGTACCACTACAGCTGCTTTGCCCTCACGGGCTGCCCAGTATGCCTTGTTGACCTTATTATACTTTTTCAACGGTTCGCCCGTTGCCTTTGAAATTCTAACACCTTCCGCGTTTACGTATGAATCGTATTTTCCCATTTTTTGCTTTTTATTTTTTGGGCGGCATTACACCGCCCGGCTATTAATCTGTTTAGTTGAATTGTTAGCTGAAAAGGTCGTCGTTCTCGTCTTCAAAATCGAAATCGTTAACGCTTGTACCGCCGTCAAGTCTTTCGTCGTCTCTCGTCTTTTGCACACCGTTCAAACCTACGCCAATACCATATTTACCGGTGAACTCATAGGGGTAAAATGATACGGCTACGTTGCCCCAAGAACCGCTATAAACCTCGTTCGGGTCTGTGATGTACTGTTTCTTACCGTCGATTACGATAGGCGCGCCTTGCTTCTCTTTACGCTTTGCGTTGATAAAGTAGCAGCCTTGATATTCTGCACCGTCTTTTTCTTCGTCCCCGTCTCTTAACGGGTTAGTCCATACCTTCGGGTCCTTGCCGTTCAGCTTCGGATAACGTGCCTTAAGGGTTGAGAATTCGGCTTCAATAGCTGCCTTAATCTTTGGGACTTCCGGGCTATCCTTCGGAATCAATAAACATACGCTGTAACTTGCTTCTCCTTGTCCGTTGACTTGTTGTGCTTCAAATAATCTAACATAACTCAATCTCACGTTCTTAACCATTGCTTTTGCCATAATAACTTTTTTTTATTGTTTTTGCCCTCTAATCGGTTCGGGCGTTCCGTTTTTAATTTGATGTTGCAAAGATAACAAATAAATCAATAGGTTGTTTATTCTGTTAACCTTGTTTAACTTTAAAAGTTTTTGGTGCTATCGAAATAGCATAATCTAAATCTTTTTGGTCTGCCCACCATACGATATACTTCAGTTCATTTTTGTAGTATGCCCCAAAGCTATACTGGTTTAACTTTTTAATGGCTTTAATATCGTCCATACTGAATTCCTTTAGGGCTACCAAAAGTTTTTGCATGTCTGTAGAGGTTCTTTCAAGTTCTCTTTTAGTCCATGTGCGGAATTGCTTCTTGTTCCAAAACTTTGTTCTTGCCTGAATCTCTTTCTCTGTTAAAATACCGTTGCTACTTTTCATATCGTTTTGTTTTTAAATTGTTATACTATAAAAACAACGGAAGCTTTATAAAGGTTCACCGTTATTGCCTTACTATCTTTTATTTTGCTTCGTAGCCCTTGCCCGGTACGTAACGCACAAGACCCTCCGTCTGGAGATATGCCAACTGCTTAGCTGCTTCATTGTATTCGGTCTGTAGGTTCAGCGCACAAATAACATCGTTAAAACTAATAATACCGTTTTCTCTGATGATGTTTAAAATAGAAGTCTTCATAATCTTTTGTTTTTAAATTGTTATTATTTCCTTTTGACATTACAAATATAACGCTTTATCTGATAGGTTGGTTCTTTCGTTAACATCTTTTATGAATTTAATTCATCGAAGTCATCTATAGTTGGGCTTAATTCTTCCCTCTTATCGCTTTCCGGGGCTAATGTTGGCAGTCCTTGCGGCTTGACTATCAGACCTTCAAGAGTTGCGGCGAGCGGTTTCTTGCCTACCAGGCGTTCAAGGTCTCCGATACCTTTCAACTTTCTGTTAGTTACGTCCTCGGTAGATAGCCCGATAGCCTTTAGCCGCTCTATGGCTGTTTCCGTGTCGTTTATGACACGTACCGAGCGACCCTCTACGAGCTTCCACCCCTTAACCTTTTCGCCCCGTGTAGCGGCTTGCATCGCAAATGTCTTGACTGATGCCAGCCAGTCGGTGAACATATCGGACTTGCTTAATATATCGCCTATCTCGTCAAGCGTTAACGCCTTGGTGTCTCCGTATGTCTCGAACTCGTTGACTAAAGCATCTTTCTGTGCCCTGCATTGGGCCTTGAACTTGCAGAACTTACAATGGCTTCCTACTTTGGTTTCCCCTTGTCCTGCCCATGCCCTTTCGGCGGTGGGGCGTAGTACGTGTATCGCCCAGTGGGTCAAGTCCCGTGCGGACATCTCGAACACCGAGTAATTGCCTAACCGTACTTGCGCGATGTGCATACGTACCGTTTCAATCTTTGCGCGGTGCGCTGGCTCTAATGAGTTAAGAACTCCAATAGCGTACATCATTAACTGGCTGTTTCCGTTAGCGTCCACTTGTACACCCTTGCCATACTTTAAATCTATGATGTTTAGAACCGTCTCGCCTACTATGTCACAGTCACAGCTACCGAAACACTCGGGAACGTACGTGGTTAAGTCGAACTTTCGTTCTATACTCATTTTAGCGCCTTCTTCCAGTTCGTATATGTCACACACATAGCAAACGTAGTCCGTTACGTAGTGTTCCATTTCTGAACTATAGTATTTGTTATTGCGTATCTCATCGGGTACGGGCAATTCGTCCAATAACGGTAGGTATTCCCCGGCTAAATACTTTTCTATCGCATGCTCCGCTAACTCATGCGCTACAGTTCCTTCTTCTGATGCCGCGCTACTCGTGCTTTCGTATGGTTCTTCCAACCGTGCAGACGGTGTGCAGTTAAGCCAGCGGTGCGAGCTGCTCGGGGAAAGCAGGGCATGTGCCCTACTTGTGTGGTCTACTTGTACTTTCATTCTTTTTAATCGTTATAGGTTTCAATACGTTGTTTTAATAGCTCGTACTTCTCGGGCTTGATACGCATAAGGGACGCGCCGCCGAACTCCAACATGATATCCGTTAGTTGCGGGCGCGTGATTTTCCCGGTTTTCATTAATTCAATCATGAACGCCTGCATGTCCTTTGCCGTTAGAGGCTCGTTTGGGGCTTTCTCCGGGGCTTTCTCCTCTTCAACGGGAGCTTGTACGGGTTCGGGTTCAATCGTCGCTTGTGGGGCTTCTTTTACGGGCTTTGGCTTTGCTACATTTACGGGCTTTGGCTTTGCTACATTTGCGGGCTTTTCCATTTCCTTTTTAACTTCTGCGATAGCTTCGGTAATCGTTTCCTCCGCAATAGCTACCGCTGTGGCTTCGGGACTTGCTTCCTTCTTAAATTCTTGAACGGGTGCCGCGGTCTGCGTCGGTTCGCTAAACGTCGGTACGCTTGTACTGTTTACGGGGTTCTCTGTAGGCGCTGCCATAGCCTTAAGCGGTGCGCCTCCAAATAGACGGTTCATTAGGTCATTTACAAATGCTACTTCTTGTTCGTTTGTAACGTCAAAATCAATTGTTAACGGTGTAATCTTCATTTTCTTTTCTTTTTATATGGTGAATAACTAATTTATGCTTCTTTGATTTGTTCGGCTTCTAAAATGGCTTGCGCAACACTGGCCACCGTCTCGTTATAGAACTCTTCCCACTCGTCACAGTTGATATACATATCTTCAACATCTACGGGGTATTTTGTTCCTTCCATTGTAGAGACGTATTAAGGGAGTATAAACCCCTCAAATGTCGGCATTTCCTGCACCGCGTCAATAACTTGGTATTTGTTCCTCCTCGCGCTTGCCTGCAAGTGCTTTTTCACTTCGTCGATAATAAACTTTTGCTCTTTCATAACTTTATCTTTTTAAATTGTTGATGCAAATATAACGCTTTTGCAAATACGTTGGTTCACTTGTTAACCTTATTTAAGAAAATAGCTTCCATAAGGTTCTGCATGTGCTCGTATTCCATACCGTTGTATTGGTATGTTTCAAACCTCCCGTTATGGCGTACCCCTGAAAAAGTATCGCTGTACTCGTTGCCTGCCTCGTCTATAAATACTAATACGTGGCTTTTCATCTCGAACTGACCGGCGGTCAGCGTTTCCCTAAAAATTAAATCAATTGCTTTCATACTTCGCTTCGTTTTATACGTTAATACAATGATAACAAATCTACGTTCTTACTTGTTCACGGTTATCTCCAATTTAATGTCCTGGTGACCTCTTTTCTTTGTCGTTGGGTAACCCGGTGTTTGAATTCCATTCGCTTTTCAAACTTTCCTTTTAAGGGTATCGTGTTCTTAGTTTCGGTAAAGAACAACCTTGTTTCCTTTTGACATTACAAAGATACGGCAAATATCAATAGGTTGTATCTCTTTTTGTGCTAATAAACCTTAATGAAAAGTGAAAAGATGTAAAGAAACAGTTTGGGCGGGCTAAAGTGCTGATTTCCAATGTCGTAGACTGACCAGCCCAGATGGACACCCTTTTTTCTAAACTTTCATTTCGGAAATAGTGGTTTTTACAGCTCGTTCTATAGTGGTAAATGCTATATTCTCCAAAATAATGTTTTACCCCTCTTTTATCTGGTCATCTGGTCATTTACATATAATATACTATAATATAAGGAGTTAG